GGCGAAGCTCTTATCTCGCAGCGCGAAGCCGTACGGCTGCTCGGTTGGAGCAGTGACCCGGAAGAAACTATCCGACAAATCAACCAACAAAAGCAAGCCGACCTCTTTCATCCTGAGCCTAACCTATGAACAAAAAAAAACTTTCGGTCACGAGCAAACAAACAATAACTCCTAACTCCTATCTTCTAACTCCTAACTCCTAACTATGAATACTTCATCCCGAGGACTGCGCAACAACAACCCCCTCAACATCCGCCGTTCACCCTCACGCTGGCTGGGCGAAGTAGAGCACCTTAACGGATACACAGATCCTCATTTTTGCCAATTCAGCGACCTGCAATACGGCTATCGGGCAGCCGCCAAGCTACTACGCACCTATCAGCGCAAATACGGCTGCCACACCATCGCTCAAATCATTAAACGCTGGGCACCTCCCACCGAGAACAGCACACAAGCCTACATCGCTCAAGTGGCGCGCATTATGACTCGCCAAGGGAACCAACCCATTAGCCCCGAGCAACCTATCAACCTCAACAACACCGATACGTTACACCTGCTGATCTGCGCTATGCAGCAAGTGGAATGCGGACAAGCACCCACCGAACAGCACATTAACGCACTAAACAAAGCCTTCGCACTACTATGAAGCCCCTACTACGCTCTGTCGCAAGCTTTGCGTTTTTTGCCTTTGCAGCATCCTGCACTCCCCGCATCGTGCCGGTGCACCACTACCACGAGACGGAGCGCATCAAGGTGGAGCGCGACAGCGTCACTCTATCCGATACCGTGCGCATCGCCGAGAGGGGCGATACCGTCCTCGTGGAGGTGACCAAGTGGCGCACCCGATACCGCACCACTACCGACACCCTCCGCCGCGTGGATACCGTACAGCTACCCGCTGAGGTAATCACGCAGGCAGCACCGCGTAAAAGCCGCGCCCTTAGATGGACGGACTTCATCGCAACGCTCCTCGGCGTTATAGCGATTATCTGCATTATCCGAATGCTCTACCGATGACACACTGCAGTACGACCAATCTCCAACACCTCGGCTCTACGTAGCACGAAATAGACCGCCTGAAAGCTCCTACAGCACGACACTGTAACGCAGCAACACGACCGCAATGCAAATAGACAGCCTGCCCAAAGAGGACCTCTGAAGCACCCCTCACTTTCATATTCTCTTAACGCCAATATTCTCTCTACCCTCCTCGTAAAACACTTATACCTCTCCAACAACTACCATACAATTGCACAGTTTTGTCTGATTTTTCCACACTTTGTTGTACCTTTGCAACGGTGAGAGTGCGTCCGCCGTTGCAAACACTTAAAGGTTGACAATAAATTTGCAACAGATTTGCAACAAAAAGGGGCTTTTGGAAGCTTATTTGCAACCAAACGAAGCAAAATAAACACTTTAAAAAGACCCACAGAACGAGCAAACACGCTCAAAACCAATAGATAATAGCCTTTTAGGGGTGTAGCGCAGTCCGGTTAGCGCGTCTGCTTTGGGAGCAGAATAGAACATGTTGACAAAAGCGCATCAGCAAATGGAAGTATTGTGATTCTCCTTTTTATTTGCAACAAGTTTGCAACAAAAAAATGACAGAATAGGGATAAAACACATATCTTTGTCATTTGAGAAAGGAGAATATCTATGGAATTCAAGGCTTCACTTTACACGGATAGGCGAAGACTGAAGAAGGACGGAACCGCGCCACTGAAAGCACTTATCAGCAATGGGAAACAAAAGTTCCTCATCTCGTTACGTATGGATATTAACCCCAAGCAATTGGACACGAGCAATACGCGCAAGGCAAATGCGACAACTTCCCTCACTCTTGCGAAAGCCAATCAAACCATTGCTGGAATAAATATCTTGCTGGCTGAGATACAACTGCACAATCCGATACTCTCTTCAGATGAAGCAAAGAGGCATGTGTTGGCACTTCTGAGGGGAGGAGAAGCGGAAGAGGATAGCAGTTTAGATACGCTTCAAGGTGCGTTTACCGCATTGTCTCATACAAAATCGGGACGCACAGCCAAGATATACCGAGAAACAGCAAGACGCATAAAAGCATTTGATGAAGGACGTACACTTCTGCGTGACGTAGATACAGAGTGGTTACGAACATTTGATTGCTGGCTCATTCGCGAGGGTTGCAAACCAAATACCCGGGGACGTTATCTGCGCGACCTACGCGCAGTAATCAATTGGGGTATTGATACAGAGCGCATTAACAAGTATCCATTCAGACGCTTTAAGATACCTAAAGAGGAGACGCGCAAGCGGAGCCTTTCAATAGAAGAAATGCATAAGTTACTTCACTATCCGGCGGAGAGAGAGTTGGAGCGGTATCGGGACTTCTTTATGCTTTCGTTTGCACTTGTTGGTATGAATCCTATTGATATACTTACGGCGAAGAAAAACGACGTAAGATTGGGTCGCATTGAATACTATCGTGCCAAAACCCACAAGCTCTACAGTGTAAAAATAGAGCCGGAAGCGCAGCGCATCATTGATAAGTACCCCGGTGAAGGGGAGTTTCTGGTTTCTTTTGGCAAGGGCGACCAGAACGGCTTTATTTCACGTTGTTCAAAGCGGTTAAAGCTAATTGGGGAAGTTACAATTGGGGCGCAAGGCAAGAAGATACGAGAGCCTATCTTCCCTGACCTTTCACTCTATTGGGCGCGCCACACGTGGGCAACTATTGCATACGAAGTAGGCGTGCCACGCCACATCATCTCAGAAGCAATGGGACACGCACAGGCGAACCGAACTACGGAGATTTACATTCAAACGAATCATGCCAAAGCGGACGAAGCAAACCGCCGAGTGCTAGACACAGTTTTTGCCGAATAGGAGATACCGAGTATCAGGAAAAGGGCTAATCAACGTATGGCAAAAGCTCCTTATATCTTTTGTTCCCCAATGGGTATGAAAGCTGTTTATCGTGTTGAAGTCGTCCTATGATTACCGAAGGATGAACGCCTAACTGTTCGGCTTGTTCTTCCATATCTAAAATACTCGCAGAAGGGTTGATTTCCTCTGTTAGAGGGGAGGGAATAAGAGTTTCGGAAGCAAAGCGATATGCTTTTGCTCTATTTTGGAGCGTGCTTTGCAGGCGTTTATCCTCAAATTCGACTATCATTTCGAACCTTTTTCTCTTCCGATGCAAAGGTAAGAAACATATATCAAATTACCAGCTATTGGTAATTTGATGCACATCAAATAAAGAAGAAATGGAGAATCTTTAGGTACAAGATAAGAGCGTTCTGGGTTCTCTTCAAAGAATCACGTAAAGTATCACTCAGTGTCATTCTGTGCTGTTTCTTTCTTTTTTTCGTTTTCTCAGAGACGAGTTATTAACAATAATGCGCAAAAGTGGGCAGAAGGGGTTATTAACAGCTTTCTTTGCAACAACGAGACAAAAAGAACCAATGAGCGAACGGATTAATCCGGGGACACCGGAAACAATGAACGGCACGCAAAGCACGGCGAGCGTAGCAGATCAAAAGCAAGAGAACGCCCCGGGCGGCCAAGTCAACACGGAGCCGACACATGAGACAGGAGAAAAGGGTACGACCCCTCCCCCACTCCCAAAAGAAAATGTTGAGGATGGTACAAAAGGAACCGACAACAGCATAGGGAAAGGAAGCAGCAACGGCACGAGCGCAGCAAGCAAGCAAGAAGATGATACCTCCAACGCGACAAGCACAGACAAGATGCCCGACTGGGCACGCGAGCTCATTTCAGAGGTGAACGCACTCAAAGAAGCGCGCAGCGCCGAGATTAACGACAAACGCAGTGCCGATATTGAAGCACTCATCGCCCCGTTAGGCGATACGCTCAAAGCCATCTACCGACGCACAGAGACAGCGCACCTGACATCGGATCAATTTGATGCGCTCAAAGAGACCATCCGCACGGAAGTGGAGACACTCACCAGGGAAGCCACAACGCGCGGAGCCGTCTTTGAAAGACCGACCGAGAGCGGGAACAGGAACGGCACGAGTAGCAACGCTACCGACAGCGAGCTTAGAGCGGTATTCAGCCGGCTCAATCTTTAATGGCAATGCAACAAGCAGAACAAGAACCCTAAATAGAACCTCAAACCAAAACAACAAATTATGGCAGAATCAAATTTAAGTCAAGATCGCGTTGAATACGGAGCGGACGGAATCGTCATCGTAAAGTGTTTGACCGACATCCCCGGCGGACGAACGCTGGCAGTGGACACGCTCCCGGAGACCCACAAGGTAATTTTCTCCGGGCACGTCATCATCCGGAGTAAGGACGGCGAGTACAAGCCTTTGGGCATAACCGCAGACAAGTATAATGCGCTTGCGGAAGGCGAAACGCCGGTAGGTGTGCTCAAATGCGCCGTACTACGCAGCGACCCGCGAGCAAGCATTGTAACCTCGGGACAGGTAAACGCAGCTTGCAGCCCCTACCCTGTTACTGACGACATCAAGAAAGGCTTACCGCGCATTGAGTTTCTCTTTGCCGACAAGCACCCTAAAGCAACGAACATTTAACTACTAACCGACACTATAACTTATGAGAGAATCTATATTCAAAGAGTTAGTCAATAAGTACTTCTCACAGATTGCCGGCAAGGTAACCGAGAACGAGAACGGGGAGAAAGCTCCCATACTGTTGCACAAGACGATGCTCACAACAGAGTACTCGCCCGACATGAAATGGGAAAGCACGAGTATCAATCACAGCGTAGCCGCCGCTCACGTTGTATCGCTCAGTAGTAGCCTTCCACTGAATCAGCGCTCTAAATTGGGTGTTGCTACCGGGAAGCTCCCCAAGATGGGCGGCAAGTATCTCAAGAACGAGGACGACATCACGCTGATTAACATCATGCGGGCGAGAGGTGCGAACGAAGCCACCATAGCGAGCAAAATATTTGACGATGTAATTACGGCGGCTAAAAGTGTTGACCTGCGCAACGAGATTATGTTCCTTCAAGGGCTTTCCTCAGGGCAGATACTGGTTACCGATGCGGATAATACGCAGGGCACCGGTATCCGCGTAGACTTTGGCTTCAAGGAAGCAAACAAGCTCAAGGCAAAGAAGGCGTGGGGCACCACTGGAGCCACACCGCTCAGCGATATTGCCGCCGTGTTCGAGCTTGCCTTGAGCAAGAGCCGTACCATCGGCCACGTATGGATTGACCGCAAAACATTCAACCAGCTCCGTTCGAGTGACGAGGGCAAGGTTCTGGCAGGCGCGTACAGCGGACAGGTAATAACCGACAAGACACTGCTTCCCACGCCCTCACGGAATACGTTCCTCGAAGCGCTGAAGAACGAGTTCGAAGCCGAATGGCACGTTATCAGCAGCGCCATTCAGGTAGAAAACGTAGATGGAACGAAGAAAGCGGTTAACGCGTGGACGGAGGGCAACATCGTCTTCACGCCTACCGATAAAGTCGGAAGGCTCGTATATGGTACGCTGGCGGAAGAAACCAACCCGGTAGCCGGTGTTATATACCAAAAGGTGGGTGAGTATACGCTCATCTCAAAGTATAGCAAAACAGACCCCGTGGAAGAGTATACCGCAGCGCAGGCTCGTTGCTTGCCGGTTATTGATGGCGCGGACGAAATCTTTATGCTCACGCAGAAGTAATCACCTATGACGCTGAGCGAGTACCTACGTGGATTGACGAACTACCCCCTATCTGAGGAAGCTCTCCAGAGCATCCTCAGTAAGCGGGGAGCTGGTGACACAACAGCGTATGAGGCAGGCTCCAAGCAGGCACTCCTCGCCGCGGCTGACCTGTACAACTGGCTTTCAACCGCTCCCGACGTATCGCAGGGCGGACAGAGCTACAGCCTGTTGTACAGCACACGAGAGCAACTCCGCAAGCGAGCCAACGAGTTATACCGACTGGCAGGCGAGCCCGTGGAGGAGACAGTGACGAAAGTACGATTCGGCTATAAAGGCGATCGGCTATGATTATCGACAACGCTACGATATACTGCAAGAACTCGGACAAGCCATCCATTGACTACGAGACCGGCTATCCGCGGGAGCAATGGCCCGACAAGTTCCAAGTAACCCCTTGTCAGATTCGCCCCCTCACGCAGGATCTTCTGGCACGAGCCGGTAGCGGATTGCCCATAGAGGCTATTACCTACGAAGTACTGATTGATGCAGCCGACTGGGACTACTTTAAGAAGTCAACTGTCGTATCAATAGAGCCGTACAGCGGAGAACACTTTGATGTGCACGTAATCAGTTCGGAGTACCTACGGGCAGTAAACCAGTACAAACTACTATGCCGATAAAGCGAACCACCCCAAACGAAGCTACGCGCGCCTACCTTGAGCGGAGGCTCAAAAGCTACCTCAACGCACTCACCGCACGCCTTGCCTACATCGGCGAGGCGGCACTCACGGAAGCACGCGAAAAGGGCAGCTATAAGGACGACACGGGCAACCTGCGCAACTCCACCGGATACGTAATTAAGGTGGGCAACCGCATCACCGCATCGCAAGGCTTTGCACGGGGCGAGGGACGAGCAAAGGCGGAACAGCTGGCAAGCAAGAGCAACTTCAAAATAGCCCTTGTCGTTACCGCCGGTATGAAATACGCCGCATACGTATCGGCACGAGGGTACGACGTACTCGATAGTGCCGAGCTCATCGCCCGACAATTGGCTAAGGAGTTGCTAACCGCCTCAACGAAGAAGTCATGAAGCAGACGGCAAGAAGCATCGAAACGGAGCTGAGGCGCCTCATCAAGGAAAGCCCCCTCAAAGCAAGCGTCTACTTTGCGGACGCTCTCCCCGAACTGAGCAAGACCGACCGCTACATCACGGTGCAGCACACGGCAGGCATCGAGGGAGACGTGCAGGAGGGTATCGCCACGGTGAACTACTTCATACCGGCTCTCTCGGGTGGCGTGGCAAACGTACAAATGATAGAATTGGTAGAGCGCAAAGCAGCCGAATGGGCGTACAACCTCAAGCCGTACAACGGCTGGTACTGGCAGTTAGCCGACACCATCTCGACACACTACGACCATAACGCCACGATTTACTTCGTGAGCATCAGATTAAAATACAAGCATTACACGGAAGAATATTAACCAATAACAAGACCAACAACTATGGCAGACGTAACACTTACATGGGGCAAATGCACCCTCACCTACAAGAACGGCACGGAGAGCGTAACCCTCTCCCCCAAGCAGGACAGCACCAAGCTGAACGTATCGGAAGGCGCCACTCAGGAAGCGAAAGTGGAAGGCGGCGAAGTCATTGCCGTACGGCGTGACAGCGACAGCTACACACTCGAATGGCAGGAGCACATCCACCCCGCCAACGTAGAAAAGCGCAAGGCGAGCATCAAATCGCCCAATACGGACGTAACCGACCTATCCGTCGTACCCGGCAACGCGGAAGCGCTGCGCATCGACGTACCCAAGGCGAGCATACACAGCTCGTTTAGCTTTGATACGCAGGGCGGTATCCTCCTCACTTGCAAGGCGACCTTCGTCAAGGTAGACGGCAAGGAACTGTTCGACCTTAAAGCGGGTACAACCGCTTAGTAGCGCGCGAGGGGGCGGAGCTTATACATCATAAAGTTTATTCTACAAGCATCCAAACGGGTATCAACCGCCCCCTCCAAACGCTCAAAAACTTTCTTCGAAGAAGTGAAATCATTTCATTAATGAACTAAAATCGTTTCATTAATGAAAATTTTCAAGCACATAGAACACTTAAAAACCAAAGAAAAATGGCACTCAAGTACAGATTAGTCACACGCAAACGCAAAGCAAGGGGCGAGGAGAAAAACTACACCTATGCCCAACAGAACAAACAGAGCGTAACCAAGCTCGCTAAGATTGTAACCCTCGTGGAAAAGATTTCCGCCGTCTCTTCGGGCGACATTAAGAGCGTGCTCGATACGCTCAGTGAAGTGGTAGCCCTCGAACTGATGGACGGCAACATCGTTGACCTCGGCGACCTCGGGCGCTTCCGCTTCGTTGCAAGGAGTATAGCAGCTAAAGAAGGCGGCGAAAAGTTCTCGTACGAAAACCTACGCGCACCTTCCGTTCGCTTTTCCCCCGGGCGCGCCATCCGTCAGGCTCGCGCCAACACCGTATACGAACTGGACAACAACCCCGACCCCGGAAAGTGCCCCGCACAGCCGGGCGGTACCCCCACCCCTAACCCCGGCGGAACAGGCGGCGACCCCTCCTCCGTACCGGGGCAATAACCACTTAACTACCCGCGCGCGGACGGATGAGGATGCGTTTCTTTTCCTCTTCTCATTCTTCTTCATTCTGTTTCACCGCCGCATCGCTCACCGCTCCGCGCGCACCCTTAACCAACCAAAGCAACGAAAACTATGTTAGAAACTATCATCGTATCCGCATTCACCGCCATAGCCGGTGCCATCGCCTCCGTTTGGAGCTATTGGATGGGGCGCAAGAAGAAAGCCTGTGAAGAAGCGCAGGACAAGGCAAACGCATTACAAGAGCTCGACAGTATCATCGATAAGCAGAGCCACCGAATCAATGAGCTACAAACCGTTAGATTAGAGCTCGAGGATATGCTCAACCACGCGCAGCGCAAAAACAAGCAGCTCGAATCAAGCACCGCTGACGCTATCGAGAAGATCAACCGGCTACTCCAAGAAATCAACGACCTCCAGGAAGAAGCCAAGCGCATTAAGCAAGAAGCCGAAGAGCTAAAGCAAAACATCATCAACAACAAGCTATGATCGATACATCCCCGCTAAAAAGCCAACAACTCCTAACTCCTCACTAACCTATGTCTATTGAACAGAAAGTAAGCGACACGATAAGCGAAGCCCCCCGTGAAGTACACCTCGGAGGCATCCGCTATAAGGTCAAGCCCCCCACGTTTCGGCGTTTGGCACGCATCTCTGCCGAAGCCTCGCAAATTGAATCGGAAGCGCTCAGCCCCGATGCACTCCCTCAGGAGGTACTCCGCACCGCACACACAATGGCACCGCACATAGCACGCCTGCTTGCCGTGATGATTGATGACGCGGAAGCCACCACACCCCGCACCCGCTGCTCCCTTTGGCAGCGTCTTTTCCGCCGTAAGCATCGCCCCGAGAGCCTCGCCGAACGCATCCTCCGTACCGCCACCCCGCGCGAAGCCTCCGAAGCGGTTGCAACCCTTTTAGGCACCCTTGAGATAGGGGATTTTTTCGCGCTTACCACTTTCCTCCAAGGCATCAACCTGACGCGACGGACGAAAGTGGACGAGACGACCGCAACGACAGCCCCTACGCCCTCCTCGCAGGCGTAATGAAAGCCTACAATCTGTCGTGGCGTGAAGCGGTGGACGGAATCAGCTATCCCAACCTCCTACTCCTCTCCGCCGTTATCCCCTCCTACGACAGCGCAACGAACAAGGAAACAACAACCATCCAAGCCGACGACCCCAAGAACAACGAACGCATTAAACATCTACTACTCCGCAATCAATGAGTGCACAAGACGGATTCATAGGCTTTGCCATCGGGCTGGTTACCAGCCAACTCGAAAAGGACGTACAGCGCGTCAACGCTCAACTTAAGCGCATAGGGGACTCAGCCATTGCCGAGGGACAACGCTCCGACCGCGCCCTCAGCAGGATCGGTAAAGCGCTGGGCGGTATTCTCTCCATTGCCGCCGCGAAAGCCTTCGTCCAACAAATGGTCAGCGTGCGCGGTGAGATAGAGAGCCTCGGCATCAGCTTCGAAACCCTCCTCGGCAGTAAGCGCAAGGCGGACGCGCTCTTCGGCTCCCTGCGTCAGTTCGCCGTCAGTACACCTATGATGCTGGGCGACCTCGCCAAAGGCGCTCAAACCCTCCTCGGATTTAATGTGGAGGCGGAAAAGGTAATGCCCACCCTCAAAGCCATCGGCGATATATCGATGGGCGACTCACAAAAGTTCCAATCCCTCACCCTCGCTTTCTCGCAGATGAGCAGCGTGGGTAAGCTGATGGGGCAAGACCTCCTGCAGATGATCAACTCCGGCTTTAATCCGCTCGTTCAAATAGCCCAAGAGACAGGCGAAAGCCTCGGTACCCTCAAAGAGAAGATGGCGGAGGGTGCCATCAGCGCCGAGATGGTGGAACACGCCTTTATGAGTGCCACCGCTGAGGGCGGCAAGTTCCACGGGATGCTCGAAAAACAATCCAAGGGACTGAGAGGCTCCCTATCCAACCTGCAGGGTGCCATCGAAGACGCATTCAACGAAATAGGTACCGCAAGCCAAGGAATACTCAGCGATGCCGTAAACGTTACCACCATATTAGTAAAGAACTACCGCAAGATAGGGGACGTAATCGCCTTCCTCGTCCTGCAGTACGGAGCCTACCGCGCCGCGCTCATTGCCAACGTAGCGGCACAACGCATTGAAGTACTCGCACGACTGGCTCGCATCAAAGGAATGAAGATAGAGCAGCTCGCCCTCACCATCCTAAAGAAGAAGCACGAAGCCCTCAAAGCCTCTATGCTTGCCAACCCATATGTACTGGTGGCAGCCGCTGTGGCTACCCTCTGTTACGGCATCTACAAGCTCGCTACCGCCGATACCGCTGCTGAACGCGCCCAAAAACGTTATAACGACGAGATGGAGCGAACCGCCGAATACTTCGATTCACTCCGCTCAAAAGGCGACCGGCTTACCGCTACTCTCAACGATCAAACCGCAAGTGTATACGATCAGGTTAAAGCGTGGCAAGAACTCAAGGATGCCTTCCCCGCTCTAGGGGTATTGGGATACGATATGGAGCGCTTCCAAAACCTATCCCCCGAAGAGCAAAAAGCCCTCCTCTCCGACCAACAGAAGAAGCTGACCCGCGCTGAGATAGAGAACAAGATCGACTTCTACACTCGTGAAGTGGAACGGACCAAAGCCCTCATGAAAAAGTACAATCAGGACGAAAGCCGCAGGAAAGACTATGCGGAAGCCCTTGAAATGCAAGCGAAGTACAAACGCGCTCTTGCGGATGAACTCAACCTTGAGGCAGAAGCAACGCGCGAAAGAATCCGACGCAAGGCAGAAAACGTAAGCGCGCTTGATGCGCGCACCAAAGCACAACAAACCTACAACGAAGCTCTGAAGAAAAGGCGCGAAATAGAAGCCAACCCGGCACGTTTCTCTACCGATGAGCTCACGAAAGCCATCGCGGATGTTGATGCCGCCGAAAAGAAACTGAAAGAACTCGGCATTGATACTTCCGCCAAACCAAAGGCAGCCGGCAAAGATACCCAAGCCGAAGCACGCAAACGCCAAAACGAACTCCGTAAACAGCAGGAAGCATACGTACGCGAACGTGCCAAAGAGGCACGCGAAGCCGAGTACGAAGCTACGCGCGCAACCATTGACGCAAAGAAAGAGGGACTCGAAAAAGAGCTTGCCCAAAACGCCTTTAACCAACGTCGCCTACTTGATCAAAACGAAGAGCGCAAACAAGAAATGCTTGAAGCTCTCCGCGACCTCAAGGAAACCGAGTGGAAAGCCTCTCACCCACGGGAGGACGAAAAGGGCTACACGTTTGACCGCTCAAGCGTAACCGCCTCCAACCTCTCCGCACAGCAGCAAAACGCCCTCGCCGAGTACGAGCGCATCGCACAATCCGAGCGCGACCGCGCCGATCGTGAAGCATATGAAAAGACGCTCCGCACCCTTGAGAACTACCAAGAGGCACGCCTGCGCATCCGGCGCGAATATGCCCAAAAGGAAGCTGATCTATACGAAACTAACCCTGCGAGCGGTGAGAAAACCCTCCGCCAAGGCATCACCGAAGCACACGTTGCTGAACTGCAACGCCAAGCACAGGAAGCGGAAGAACAAAGTGACGAAACCTTTGCCCGACGCAGCGAAGACTTTGTCGCCTGGTGCAATGCCATCGCCGGCGCAACCCTCGAACGCCTTACCGCACAGCTTGATATTCTTGAAGCCTCTGCCAAAGCAACCAAAGCAACCGGTAAAGAGCTTACTGCCGAAGAAGCCGCACAAATACGTCTTCTCGAAAAGGAGATCGCAAGCCTCAAAGCAAAGCTCGCACAAACCTCCCCGGAGGAACGATCCCTTAAAGAGTGGCAAGACCTAAACCGCACCCTCACCGAGGCAGTGGGCTCCTTCCAATCCCTCGGAAACGCTATAGCCGAATTCGGAGACGAGCGAATAGCCGACCTGGTTTCCGCCACCGGAGCCATCGCATCCTCCACCATCGGTATCATAAGCGGTATCGTACAGCTTACACAAGCAAGCACCACAAGCGTAGCCGGTACAAGCGTGGCAGCCGGCAAAGCCATCAAGGCAACCGAGAGGGCAAGTATCATCCTCACTATCATAACCGCCGCTATCACCGTTGTGCAGAAGCTGATTGATATGCTTGACCTCACCGGCGACAAGGCGCGACAGAAGCGCATTGAAGGGCTGCAACAGAAAACCTCCGCTCTCGCCTGGCAAGTAGCACATATGGGCTTTGACGAGTTGGACGCATCGGCAGGCAATGCACTTGCGAACCTCGGAGAGAGCCTTGATGCGTCACGCGGTAAAGCAATTGCTGCCGCACTTGCCCTCGGGGACACAGCAACCGCCATTGAGCTCATCAAAGACAGCTCAAAGGGCATTGAAGCTGGTGCTGAAGCCCTTGCAGATGCATATATACGTGCCGATTACACCGCCGGGAAAGCCCTCGGCACCGCTCGCTACAAACGTATCCGCGAAGAGATAAGCCTGCTTGCCAAACAAATCGCACTACTGGAGGAAGCCAACCGCGAAGAGGCAGCAAAAAAGAAGACCGACCAAAAGAAAATCGAGGAGAACGCCCAAAAGCAAAAGGATCTTGCCGCCGAAATGGCACGCAAGATAAACGAAGCACTTGAGGGTATCCTTGGAGGAAGCGCAACCGACCTCGCCAAACAGCTTGGAGACGCATTCATTGACGCATTCCAACGCGGAGAAGATGCAGCCAAGGCATGGGGTGACACGGTGGACGACATCATTGCCGGCGTGGTGCGCAACCTTTTGGTACAGCAACTGCTTGAAGGTCCTATGGGCGCACTCTTTGACAAACTCAAGAAGCGCTACTTCCAAGACGGAGACATAGACGTAACCGCCCCGGGCTTCAACGACTTCCTCAACGACTACTTCAACGGCTTGAATGCCATCGGGGCGGACTTTGAACGCATCCTTGACGAACTCGAAAAGAGCAACCCGCTCCTTGCCGACAAGCTCAGGAAGAGCGCCGAACGTGAGGGGGCTCGTAAGGGGATCGCTCAAGCTAGTCAGGATAGCGTAGACGAGCTGAACGGGCGCGCAACTGCCATACAGAGCCACACATACGCCATAATGGAGGAAACACGCCGCCTCGGGCGCACCGGTGCGGACATACTCCGCAGTGTGGTTAGCATTGAGGCGGAAGTAAGGCGTACCAATGGGAAACTCGACAACGTAACCCAATCGATTGCCGCCATCGACAGCCGTCTGCACGAAGCACAGCTGAAAGGAATTAAAGTAAAATGAAGAATGAACCGGATAGAAGACCTTATCAAAGAGATTTGCCGTAAAGCTAAAGCCGATGGGGCGTGCCGACGCTTTACTGAGAGCGTGCACACCCTCAAGACGCTTTGCAGCTTTGCCCTCTCGCCGGAGGGCCTTGAGTTTATGTTGACGCACAACTTCCCTATCGAGGAAGAGGTGCAGGCGCTTGAGGAAGCCCTTAACCGCGAAGGCACCTCGCTACGCCGGTACGGCATCTTTACCGGACGTATCACATTGGATGCAGACGCATTGGATGCACTCGGCAGGCGCGCCCTATTTGTCGGCTCCTCCGCCGTGGCGCATCTGCTCATTAACCACCCGGAGCATTACACGCTCTGCTTCATGCGCGGTGCGCAAGGCTATCTTAACGTGACGCGTTATGCCGTGGTCAACCTGCACACGGACGGGCAGAGCAGCGCGCACACAGAAGCACACGAGCGCGCCATAATCCTCAGCTAACCTATGGAACTCGTACAAGAACTATGGGACGGCACCAACTTGCGCACCACTTACGGCATTGCGCTCATCTGCGGTGGCTATAAAGAGCTGATTTGCTTGCCCGATGGAAACGACCCGCTCGTGAACCGCTGGTACGAGCGCGACGGAGCCGAAGTACTCTTCACCACACCGCGCTTAAAGCCCTTGAAAAGCGTCTCGCTTCCTTTTGTAGCCTTTGGCGGTGAGGAGAAGATTAGCGCCTTTCGTGCTTCGCTCTCCCTTCGTCAGTGGCACACACTCGCAAGCCCCCTCATACCGGGCGGGAGCGTACGCCTCGGAGCCGTGGAGGGCACGCAATTCACCCACCGAGGAGCGCACTTTATTGAGTTTACCCTTAAGTGTAAAGCCTTCGTACCTCCGATAGAGGAAGCCAAACCGCAAACAGCGGAGCCGATAAGCGATAATCCTATTGCGTGCCGCATTGACGGAACGGAGATAGCCTATATCGGCGCAACCCTTTTGGATGGCAGCTACGAATCGCTCAGCGCCTTTCCGCCCTACAAAGAGAACCCACTCGCGGCTCCGTACAGAAAACAAGCCGCGTTTACCGCGCAAAGCGACTTAAAAGAATCTCGGATAAAAGTGCTCCTACGCGCCTCTTCCCCTGAAGCCCTCCTTGCCAATCGGCACGAACTGCTCCGCCTTGTTGCCCGAGGTATGCTTACCATTGACATTGCCGAGCGCACATTCCACGCCTTTTACCGCTCCGCCTCCGTGGACGACTACGAGTTCGATCGTACCCTCCCCACGAAGCCTTATATCCGTTACACGCTTAACCTATACGTACTATGACCTCTGTGGAACTGCTTCAAACGGACGGCACGCACCTACTGACCGTTCATTACCCCGATGAGAAGAGCTTCGCTTTGGAGCAGATAGGCGCGCCCGACACGCTCACGCTCTCGTTCCAACGGCGCAACTCAATCGATATACCCATCGGTACCTCCTGCACGGTAGACGGAAAAGAATACTTCCTTCTCTCTCCACCCAAACGCACCATGCGCCACTCTGCTCTTTACGACTACGAGCTCAACCTATCCGCTTACGGCGGTATGCTTGCCCTTTGGCGATTTCGTAACCCGGTAGATGGGCGTACGGACTTTCCGCTAACCGCCAAGCCATCGGAGCACCTTGCAATGCTCCTCGATAACCTCAACGCACGCTCGGAAGGATGGTCTGTAGGCTACTGCATCACCGCGTCCGAAAAGCTCGTCCTCTACAAAACGCACACCTGCCTTGAGGCTTTGGAGGAAATCGCCAAGGCGTTTGATACGGAGTGGGTTATTGAAGGGAAGCGCATATCCCTCAAGAAGCTCGAATTCAATCGCCTTTCCCCTTTGCCTTTAGCTTACGGGGAAGATAAAGGCTTACGCCCCGACATTGAAACCATCCGCATTTCCGACAAAGCCCCGGCAAGCATCGCCTTTGTTACCGGCGGCAACCGAAATATCGATACCAAACGCTTCCCCGGCGGTAAGCTCACAATGCCCAAGAGCAAGATCCTCGCTTTCGATGGTACACACTTTGAGGACGAAGCCGGATACAACAAAACAAACGCCCGCTCCTACACCACCGACGAGCAGGGCTACTCCGTACGCAAACTACCCAAGAGCTTTGACCCAAACAACCCAAAGCCGACATCGTTTGAAACGGAAATTCACCTCGACTATCCCAATGTATACCCAAGCCGCGAGGGTAAAGTAACCGCTCTATCCGTACGCACGCTCAAAGACGGTTCTTCGGAATACGGCTTTATCGATACAACCATCCCCGAAGCATTGGACTACAAAGCAGCCATTCGCCCCGGGCAACGCCTCACCATCGTATTCCAAGACGGTATGCTTGCCGGGCGCGAATTGGATGCCGACTACCTACACGCCGACCGCAAGTTCACCCTCATAAGCCGCGAAGAGGACGGCATCACCATACCTGCTCCTCCCTACGTACCCACTACCGGCGACCGATACGGCGTATTCGGCATCTCGCTCCCCGATGCCTATTTTGCCGACGACTCAACGCACACCGGCGCTCAGTACGAACTGATGAAGCACGCCATCCGCCATCTGGCAAGCCTTAACGGAAACGCGTTCACACTCTCCGCAAAAATAGACCCCATCTGGTACAACCGGCACAAAGCCGATCTTGAAGGAAAAATACGCCCCGGAGCGTTCGTACGCATTGAGGATACGCGCCTCTTTAAGGAGCGGCAGCTCGTCCGCATCGTTTCGGTAAAGCGTTTCCTCTCCGGTGAAACAGAGATAGAGCTTTCCAACGAAACCACTGAAAAGACGCGCTTTGACCTCCTTGCCGACGGTGTGGACGAGCTCCTACGAAAAGAGCTGAAGGCAACCACAAGCCGATCCTTTTTGGCTTCCCGTCTGCCTAAAGTTATCGGCGACCAATTGGGTGCCGACAGCTTCTTCCTCCGTAAAGTGACGCAAGTGTCCTACCGCGTACGCAGCAAAGGCTCCATACGCAACGGCAAAGGCTCCGTAACCCTAACCGCCATCGCATACAAATTGGGTGAAGAGGTAACCGCCTCAGAGCGCCCGCGCTTGCATTGGCGCATCACCGATAACAACGGCACGCTCATAGCACAAGCCGACGGAACTGATAACATAACCCTTACCGCCACGCAATACGCCCAAGCAAAAGGAGGAAACCTTAGGACACATCTTTATGCCGAACCGAACAACCGCTAACTTTCTTGGCGAAGAATTTATTTTTTCTTCGTCAAGAAATTTTCTTTTCTTCGCCAAGTTTTTTTCGCTTTCACCCATCAACTCCACTCCTATCTCCTATCTCCTAACTCATAACTCCTAACTCATAACTCCTAACGAACCAATGCACACGTCCGACCGCGCACAACTCATCCGCACGCTACGGCTGGAAAGGATCATCGACCGTCTGTTCAACGAAGCGGTAAAGGAGCTGGTGCACCTTGGCATAGGTTTGGACGCGCCCGGCAATGCACCCTTTCGCTTTGCCGACCATCCACAAGCCAAACGTAAAGCGGACAGCATCATCCGCACCCTCAACCGAAATATAGAGCTGACCATACGCAACGCTATCAAAGAGGAATGGGCATCAGCCCAAGTAGAAACCGACCGCCTGTGTCAACGATACGATGCTTCCTTAGGTGCGCCGAGCTCCTCAAAGGCACACAACGAGGGCGCGCTCAACGCTTTCCTCACCCGAAAGGGCGCAGACGGTCTACGCCTTTCCGACCGCGTGTGGAACTGCTCCGGACAATTCAAGGACGAAATAGAGAACGCTCTCGATATAGCCCTACGCGACGGCAAAAGCGCACAAGAAACCGCACGCGATATCAAGCAGTACCTCCACCACCCCGACAAGCTCTTCCGCAGAGTACGCGATGAGCACGGACAACTCCAACTATCGAGGAATGCTCGGCAGTTCCATCCGGGACGCGGCGTATACCGCTCAAGCTACAAAAACGCGCGCCGCCTTGCCGCAACCGAAACCAATATTGCCTATCATACCGCCGACCTTACGCGCTGGCAACAACTCGACTTCGTTATAGGGTACGAAGTGAAAACCTCCGGCACAAACCCAAACGTTTGCCCTATATGCGCCGAGCTTGCCGGCAAATACCCCAAAGACTTCAAATTCGTAGGCTGGCACCCACACTGCCGCTGTCACGCTGTGCCCATCCTCGAGCCGGTGCAGGCATTCAAACAGCGTATGGATGCCCTTGAAGCCGGCAAGCCCACACCTCCGCCTCAGCGCATCAATCAATTGCCGGAAAACTTTACCGCATGGCAGGAACGCAACCAAGGCCGCATCGCCGACGCCTCCAAGCGCGGCTCCCTACCCTACTTCATCCGCGACAACTTCTCCGTCGCCCGCAACGGCTCCCTCACACCCACATTCTACGCTCAATCTATAGAAGCTCAAAAGATGGGCACATACGGCAACAAGCTCGGACGCAAGGCAACTAAAGAGGCGCAGGTAGCTCTGGCCGATCACAAGACATTAGACAACTTCTCTGATGCTCAATTGAAAAACTTTGAAGAGATAAATAAGACTACGGGGTATAAGCGTGGAAAAGTTATGTCATTTGAGGAAGCAGACCACGGACAGTCTAACATCTCACGAGACATTGAGAACTGCGCCTCCTGCGTAGTAGTACACGAGATGAGACTTAGAGGGTATGATATTACAGCCTTGAAATTCAACAAGAGAGAAGGCAGTATGTCAAAGCTACTGTCAGAGGATACTCGTAGCATCTGGATGACCGCTAAGGGGAAAACACCCGAATTCTCGGCTTTGATAGGCGGAGAGCCGGAGGATATTATAAAAGCTATTGAAAAGCAAACCCAACCGATTGGTAGTCGATACCACATAGGCTGGGATATATCGAAAAAATTAGGACATGTCGTGACAGCTGAAAGAACCGCCACCGGATTAGTCATTTACGACCCACAGAGAGACACATTTCTATCTTTAGAAGGAGTCGTAAAAGAGATGATGAAGGGCTCAAAAATTCAGCTATTACGTGTAGATCGACTACTCCTAAGGGATGATCTTTTGTGTGCAATCTCCTCCACTTTGAAATAGATCTTGTTTGATTACCAACAGAACCTGCTCATGAGACAACGGAACTCCATTTGCAAAGTAAAGGTGAGGATACCCGACTTTCGCCCCATCAGGTATAGCACTACTTCTGAGTTGATAGACAGTCTCGTTCATCAAAAGGCCAACTCGCTCAACAATATCCCATTCATTTGGTATCGCAATAGGCTTTAGTATCTCTATTATGGAAGGATCTATCTTATTCATAATGTGTTCGTTTCAGACACGGCAAAGATACAAACTAAACGCGACAAAGCAATACACTATATTATCGGCTTTATAACTGTAACTCCAATATTGATTCCACAAGCTTGTGGCATTCGGTGCTGTACAGAGTGGGGAGCCCATTAGCGTCCGTACTAAAATTCTTTTCGGCATTTTCAATAGCATCCTTCGCATGCTTGTAACATTCCTCGTAATCTAATCCTCCGGGAACCCTTTGGCCTAAATATCTCTTCCAGCCCACTTGATCAATCGGAGCATTAATCGGTGCACAATTGAAGTAATGATAATAAAGCCACACTTCAAAGCAAGGATTACTTTGAGAGAGATAAATGTGATGCGCATCGGCACTTTGTCTTACACGCATCAAATCTTCATCAGTATTTTTATCACTATCAAAAACAAGCCAAATAGAATCGTCGTTGCGCAAATCATTGGTTTTCTTGTACCGCTTTGCCCTTTTGAGCAACCCTTCAGGAGTATTATTAGGATTGGATTCATCCGGGGAGTACAGTTCTATCTTCAAACGGCTCTCCTGCCTACTAAACCGATTGAAGTAAGAAGGCTCGGTATTTTCGCCCTCGCAGAAGACAATAATCAGGTTCGAGCTTTTATGCGCCGACTTCCGTTTGTAGCTTCTCTCTCTTTTCATTTCCATTTAAGACTATCAAGCCCGCCCAAAAAAGGCACAGCGCCATAGCGTCCGCTCAAGTAGCCTTTTGCAATATCTATGGATTTGTGTTCCCGACAATAATCGGACAAGCTATACAAACTCGCACGGTCTCCCCTCTTCTCCACAAACCATATTTCGTCACGTCGCAACAAATCGGAGGACAACAACAAAGGGTTATGGGTAGTAAATATCAACTGTCCCTTTACATCTGACCTACCCATAAGCCATGTAAGTACTTTTTTAATGAGTAGAGGATGGAGACTGCTCTCTATTTCGTCTACCCAAAAGACCGTATCGTGCTCCAGCATCTCATAAACCAATGCCAAAATATCAGCCAACCTGAGCGTGCCGTCCGATTCCATATTAAAGTCAAAACTCACTTCAGGGGAATCCTCTGAAGCTTTATGCCCGCTAAGCACATACAAAGAAACAATTTCCCCCTCTTCGTTCTTCATATATACCTTGGGCACCTCGTTGGCATATGTCCTCAATGAAAACAGCCCCCCATCGTTGAGTTTTTCTTTGATCGTTGTCATCAACTGCGGAGGAAGGGACTTATCCAAGGGCAATTCGATAGTTTCTACCTTGTTTATTCCGGTGTCAAATTGGGAAATCAGTTCATTGTAAAACTTGCGGAAACGCTCGTCGTTACGCAGTTTTACCGTCCATAGCATATTGTATGTATTGGGGGTTACTATCTGTATTTTCCTTGTCAGCCATTCGTACGCCTCCTTTATATCCGCAAGCTCTTCTTTCCCAAGGTTTGCAATGCTCTTTAAGCCTATTTCGTCCGGTTTGACCAAATTAGGTATAACATCGGACTGATAGACATCTCCGTTTGGGCTTTTGGAGAAGCCCGGAATACTATACTCATAGTCGTTATTTTTGCGCTTGCGATCCAATACAACCTCACCCACACTTGAGGGTTTTCCGTCTTTCCGGAAACGTTGTTTGGAGAGGTATTCCTCCTCCACGATTCCATTCTTTATAGACAACCCGTAGCTATACGTAAAGAGCCTCCCCTTAGGGGCAAACTCAATCTGTATTTCCTGTGAGCAGCTTTCTGATACAAGTAAGTTTCTCTTTTGCCACAAGTCATCTGCTTTTGTGGTTTTAAGAGCTCCAATAAAAAGTTTCAGAGACTGTAACAGATTACTTTTACCGGCTCCGTTGGCTCCATAAACAGCACTGTATCGGAGCAACTCTAAGGCATACTCTTCGTTGTTATTTATGTGGTTGGAATGCCCCTTAAGACGCTTATAGGGAATGAAGCAAATCTCACACTCATTGCCATAAGAAAGGATATTCTTTACGCTAAATCGTACTATCATATACTGAGGCTGCCTTGAATTCCATTCTCAAAATGCTCGTTCGCGTAATTTTTCTACGGCAAAGGTACAAACTAATCGCAACAAAGCAATACACTAACGCTTTTAGTTAGTTAGGAGTTAGGAGATAGGAGTTAAACCATATAACTCCTCACTCCTAACTAAACACAACTCCTAACGCACAAAAAAGATTCATTGATGAACCGTTTCCGTTTCTTGGATGAGTTGCGGGTATTTTCATTAATGAACCGTTTCTGTTTCGTTAATGAACTGATTCCGTTTCATTAATGAACTGATTCCGTTTCTTCGAAGAACTCGTTTCATTTCTTCGATGAAATTCTGTGTGTAATAGAATGGTATCATCTTTAACTCCTCACTCCTAACTTCTCACTCCTAACTAAATAAACACTACTTTTGGGGAAACAACATAACTAAAGCTGATATACAACTATGGATATACCACAAAATTGGATGCTCGTGTATGAGGGCATCATCACCGACGAACGACCCTACGATAACGATATAGCCACCATCTCGGATGGACTGAAGGGCAAGCTTGACAAGCCCGAGGGTGGCTCTTATGTTTTAGATGCGGATATATCAGACCGTATCAAGGACAAAATCACGAACGACACGAAGTTGCAGGAGCTACTCAAGGGGCGCGATGGGAAGGACGGTGCACCAGGGAGGGACGGCAGAGACGGTACAGACGGCGCACCAGGCACACCAGGCAAGGATGGCACACCAGGCAAGGACGGCACACCAGGCAAGGATGGACACACGCCAAAGCTTGAGCTCAGCTCCGATGGCTACTTATACATTGATAGAGTTAAGCAGGGAACGCTACTCAAGGGGCGCGATGGCAAGGACGGTGCACCAGGGAGGGACGGCAGAGACGGTACAGACGGCGCACCAGGCACACCAGGCAAGGATGGCACACCAGGCAAGGACGGCGAGAACCCGAACCCATCGGACGTGGCGGACTTAATCGCCAACAGCAAGACGTACCGTGACAAAATCACGTATGGGCTACCCGATGAAGAACGCGTCAAGGAGCTGGCGCGCACGCTGGACGAGGAGCGCAAAGTCGGCGGACGGAACCTAATCACAGCCGAAAGTTGCGCTAACAGAACATCGGATGATGAGTACAGATGGCTTTTGGAAGCAGGTGGGGACGATAGCATCATACTGTGCAGACAAAGAGATTTCCCAACGCTCAAGGCAGGAGAAGAGGTTACATTGTCTATCCTTATACAGTGTGACAAGTCGGATTGGGGCGGGTATGAATGGGCAATCCGAATATCGGACGTACAAGGCTCTCGAGAATACTTAAAACCCAACAATGTGAACCAAGATGGGTTTTGCCTGCATAAGTGGACGTTCACCATCCGAGAGGGTGGGCGTACACCAATGATTCAGCTTTACAACCATCTTTGGGTAAAAGACGAGAGTGGCAATATAAGGTTCAATAAGCGTATCGAAGCAAAATTCATCAAGCTGGAGCGCGGCAACGTAGCTACGGATTGGACGCCCGCACCAGAGGATATGCTTTCTGAACTGAGCAAGTACACGACCCTAAAGCAGTACAAAACCGACAGAGCAGAGGATAGCAGGAAATTAGACAACAAGTTGGATAAACCGACAAGTGGCAAGTACGTCTTAGACGCGGACATCCCAAACCGTTTTGAGGAGTTGATGAAAGGACGCAAAACCGAATGGCGAAACTTGCTTATATCGGATGAAGAACACCCAACAGAGAAAGAAATTGCGACAACCGACTATCTATATAGGAAGCTCTTACTATCTCGTAAGCACACATTTGTCATAGGCGATTATTACACGCTGTCTATGGACGTGCAGGTTCCTAATGATGCCAAGGGGCTGGATAGTTACAATATCTTCGACTGGAATGGGCGGGTAAATAAATATGGTGGTAGAGGAGATACTTTTACGATACACAATGGACGTAACCATATAACCTTTAAGTGGGGAGAAGCAGGAAACGAGCTATCGAATACTGGTCTATTGCTATATCGAGGTTTCAGCTACGCAGAAAACACCAACACCACAAAATACACCATCAAAACAGCGAATTTCACGCTTGTAAAGGGCAAGGAGGGGATGGAAACATATACGCCCGCACCAGAGGACTTCCTCGCGGAACTGGACACTGCAAAGGAAGCACTAACAACCGATATTAGCAACGCTCGTAGTAGAGCCAACAGCGCATACAGTGGAGTCCAAAAAGCAAATGAGGATATAAAGGTGCTAAAGAAGAACCAGCTACCTGAAGACGTGCGTAAGTGGTTACAGCAGATGGGGATGTTGCTTATTCCTGATACAGAGGAGCAAGGAAGTTCCGTAACGTTTAACGGCATTAGATCTGACAGCTCAATATTCCTCCGCTTTGCGGACGGCAAGCCAGCTGCAATGATAGGTGGTAACGATGCGGTGCTGACGGCAGGGGTAAGCGGTTACGGCACGACTAACCCGAGTGTGCGAACAGCGATATACCAAAACGGCGCCGCGAAGTTCGGACCAGTAGAGATGGGCGATAACGGGATAAGCGTTAAAGGCAACAATGCGCCTATCGTAATAAGCGGTGAGATGGTCGAGTTTATAGACGATGTAAGCCCAACTAACATTGATAAGGATATCGTTTCCGGAAGCTCTATAACACTCAACTCAAGCCGAAGAGAGATATCCTATACAATACCGCAGATGAACTTCGCGTGGGGCTCTACAGTCACTATATCGGTAGACAAGATTACGTGCAATGTGTATCAATATATGGCGCAGTTAGAAATGCTTATAGATAACAAGGTTGTCAACTCGTGGCGTGGGGATATGAAGTATACATCGGAGGGCAATCGTCTTATCGCGATAGCCATTCCGCTTGTAGTTAGCGGATATAAGCACGAATGCAACGCACGGAGCGGACAGACGATTAAATTCCGTATCACGTCAGACAATACGACCGATACAGCGCAATTAGACGGGATAAAAATCCATATCTACAACAACACGGCTGACACGCAGACGAGTGTAAGTTATGAGGGGTTTCGTGCCTACTTTGACCGCTCGCACTATTTCGACGTATACGCCAACAAGACAAAATATTACCGCTATGGTGCCAATGCGTTTCGTTATGGCACAAACGAGTATGTCGCACGTGTAAAGGGCGGAATGCGCGTAGACAGCCTGACGCTGGAGCAGCCGCTCGATGCGCCCGGATGCGTCCTCGCGGGGGGAAGCGTCAACAACGGCTATGTGAATGCAAGCTTCGGGAAGTACAAAAATCAAAGAGGATATGATAGACCCAAAGCTGAGTTCAACAACAGCACCAATGTGTATACCGTTTATCACTCCATCGGCAATACCAACTACACGCCTATAGTAACGAGTTGCGCAGGGCAATGGGGAGACGTACCGCAAATAGTGGATGTAAGCGCGTACAGCTTTGGCATCAAGTACATTAACTATAACAACGAACCAAGCGTTGGCTGGAACTTTAATTACGTTTGCTACAAAGGAGATTAGGGAGTATCTGATAAGTACGGATAAAAAGAAAGGGGGTATCCGCTTTGGATGCCCCCTTTGTACTATGCGATTGTAGCTATACTTACAGCTCGCCTTTAGCTTTTAACTCATCGTATGCCTTTTGCCGAATGGGTATAAATGTATAAGCTTCGTTGAAGAGCTTGAAGACCTTTTCGCTATCCTTTTCGGCAAACGCTTTGCGGATAGCCTTTTCCGCTTCCTCCATTTGCTTATTAGGTATGTAGCCTATTAGCTCGCCTGGAGCAAGTCCAAGCTCAGGAGTTTCAATAGCCCCCAAGGTTACATCTCGGTTTGTTATCCACGTTTCGTTCAGTTCATACTTATAAGTATAAGAGCCATCGGGCAGACGTTTCTCGGGGAGCTTTCTTATGACCATCCAAGGAGCCATCACAAAACGGCAGTTGACATAATCTTTCATCTCCTCACTTACACCAGTTGCCGCTCTCCGCCCCTCATTGTCCTTTAGAAGAGCTTCAATGCCAGTTGCCACTTTCATTATTTGCTGAGGGGTGAGGTTTTGGTCTTTGGGTATGGGGGTTTCTGCTTCGGCTTTCATCGTGCTGTTTTTTTTCTCAACGTTAAGGTACAAATAGGAATTATCGTCAAACTCAAACTTTTTCTCTTTGGAGGTTGGCTTAGGCTCTGGTGCAGGCTTGGTGCCACCGCACGAGGAGCACAAGAGGGCGCACGCAACCGCGCACGCGGTGAGGATCTGTCTTTTCGCTTTCATATCATTTTGCTTATTGGTTTTACTTGTCTATTAGTTTTTCCACTATGTTTCTGATTCTTGAGGCTTCTTTATTGGCATTTAGGTAGTTACTATAACTTTTTTCTGCATTTACAATGAGCTGATCATACCGAACCATCCGAGCCCCAACAGATTGTAAGGTTTGCTCTATTTGGTCTGGGGTCTCCTCTTTAAAAGCATTCGGACCAACTATAAGTATAGTCTCAATAGGTGTGGCGTCATCGGGAGCCATTGTTTTTAAGCACTTCTGTAAAGCTTTTCTATACTTAGATATTTGCTCAGCGGCATTAAAGATGCTGTACTTATACGTCATCTCGTATCGCTTGAGTTCAATGATGATGTGCTTACCTGCAACGTTCTTGTATCGAATATCTATTCTAGCTTTACGCTCTTCTTCTGTCAGACTATCAGATACTTCGTCAAACTCCTTTGTGACACTGCTCTCTATACGCTCAGAGCCTTCTGTAGCCCTTTCCCAAGATGAATCTAATAACCAAAGATGGTTAAACAGGTGCTCCTGAAGAATTTTTTCTTTCTTGTTCTCATCGCAGTGTTGCGTAAGCTTTTTCAGCACATCAACTCTTTGTGCGGCTATATCGTAATAAAGAGAAGCCTCTATATCCTGCATGCTTGAGAATACCTTTCCGAAGCGTTCAAGCATTTCCGCATCATCCAAGTTATTGAGAGCGGAAAGGTTATCCGTCACTTTCAGTCGCTCAAACGCAAGAATACCGTACCCGTAAAGTTCCCTCCTCTTGGCAATATCATCGTCTGCTATAGTTGCATTCTCTATAGTTTGAAAAATCCGCTCCGCCTGTTTTCTGCTATCTCCCTTAAGGGATTCGAACCATTCGGAAAGCTCAGGGATGGCATTGAGTGCCTTGTTTATATTTGCGTCATTTCGAAGCTTTGTCCAATCGTTTTGAATTCGCTTAAGTGCCTTTTGTACAAATGCCTGAAGGGCTATGTATCTTTCGTCTGTATCTTTAATCTGTTGTCTGTTGCTTGTGGCTATATCCGGCAGATCGTCCTCATCAAGATAATCCGCACAGATTTCTCCTACTAAGTAGTTTGCGTACACACCGGCTCCGGATGCATTGGCAAGAACGTCATCCTGCGCCAATTTTCCTCTCACGATGATTGAAATCTTGTTATTGACCACATCGTCCTGCTTTAGATCTTTGAGTTCCGCCACGGAGCCGATCCATCCGGACACTGTGTAACCTCCCTTCAGGTCTCCGGGTATGTGAATAGGCTCTTTCCGTAGAGTGGCATTGCCCGATTTAAGCCTATCCATATCAAAGTCACCAATGAGCCAGAGGTAGTCTACTTTATCAATATAACCTCTGTCGGCAACAGTGATCGTTTTCCCGTTTATCTGTATATCAAAAGGAGCATCCGGAGTAGTACTAAGGGAAAATCGACGGGCAATATTTCTACGCAGGTACGGTTCGGACTTGGCAGTGTCTTTTTTTAGTGCGGAAAGCTTAATGCAAGTGCCTGTCTCCTCTTTCAAAAGGGTTTTATCAAAGGATATTTCTTTGGGAGAGAATGTGCTTTCACCGCGAGATATAACTTTTTCAAGTTCCTCTTTGTTTATGACAAAAGCTTCTCCATTACATTCTTTCCGCTTAGTATGTATTTCTATTCTATTTGCAATGGAGAATAAGGAGAGCTTGCCTATTCCTTTCCTCCCCATTACGGGGCGACCATACTTCGGTGATAATTGTTCGCCCGCATCACGCTTCCTATAACCCACTTTAAGGTATTTCTCGTTAATATCTTTCAGGCCCATACCGTTGCCATCGTCAAGTATGGTAATGGTATCCTCACTATCAGTACAGATGTTCACCAAAGTAGCATCTGCATCGTAACTATTGGCCACTACCTCCGAGAGTACGGCAGGGATGCTGCTGTATAGATTTATACCTAAATGTTCCAAAACATTTAGATCCATACTCATCGTGTATCTACTCATAACAGATGTTTGTTTATGTGGGTTATAATGCTTTCCCCTATCACCTCACCTAACTTTGGGGGAACGGCATTGCCAATATATCTTGAAGCTTGTGATATGCTGATATGCTCTTCGTCTGCAAAGAAGCAATACTCTTTTGGGAACGTCTGTAGGAGAGCAGCTTCTCTTATTGATATTGCCCTATCCTGCGTGGGATGCCCGAAACGACCATTCCCGTACCCCGTGCAGAGAGTTGTGATGGTAGGGGCGGGCTCTTCCCACTTCATTCTCCCATACACGTTACACCACGATTTACCGCTGCTCTTCTTATGACAATCTAAACGCAGCGAATTCGGCCAATCGGACCAACTTCCTCCGTATGGTGTAGCCCGAATACGGCTGAGGTTCAAAGGGGAAAGTGACCTGGAACGGTGTAAGGGGTCTGAAACATCTTTTTCTCCGGCTGCTATTGGCGGCATATCGGCAATTACATCTCTCACCGTAACGTAGTTATTCCTTGTGTGGGTAGGCTGTATCAGCTCTATGGCTCCATATTTCGATGCCAACAAAACCAAGCGGGTGCGTGCCTGCGGTATTCCGTAATCCGGGCAATATACCTTTGAGGCAGAAACCGAATACCCCAACTGCTCCAATGAGGAAACAAAGTCCGGGAATACCGGTTTGATCCGAAAGGAGAGCAGTTGCGGTACGTTCTCCATCGTAACAATATCGGGGGTTACCTCTTTTACAAGACGCGCAAATTCATATAGAAGCGCATACTTATCCGGATCTTTCTTTTTGTGTTTAAACGCATAAGAAGAAAACGGCTGACAAGGAGCACACCCCGCGAGTACCTTTACCTCCTGGCCATCTAAAAAAGAAGAAACTTCCGCCCCCGATACTTCTCGGATATCCTTATGAATGAAGCGTGCCTGATTGTTTGTTTCGTATGCGAACGCACAAGTAGGATCCAGATCATATCCGGCTAATATCCGAAGACCGGTTTTTCGCAACCCGTAGCTAAGCCCTCCTATGCCGCAGAACAAATCTACAACGCCGATACGTGTATCCACCGAAACATCCTTTCTTTCTTGTAGTTGATTGCCGTACACACTTCTCCCCGATATGCTTTCGGCAACAAAGATACGTATTTAGTGATTACGGATATACCATTTTCGCGACTGCACGAAAATGGTACGAGGTGATTGCGCAGCTAAATAGTTACCAATACTTGGTAATTAATAAAAATGTTTGTACCTTTGCAGTGTAGAAAAGAAGAGGTTAATGCGAATCGTTTTTGAAGACCCTAGGCTTGAGAAGTTGCTGGCAAACAAGGCAAAGGCATACAGAAAGTACGGACACAAAGCTATCGATACGCTCTATGTACGATTATCAGACATCGAGGGCGTGACTAGCGTCTCTGAGATTGTAATGTTGCCAGGAAACTTTCATCCGTTAAAGCATAATATGAGCGGTTTATGGGCTTGTTCGGTGACGGGAGCCTTACGACTTATTATGAGGATCGAGGACGATATGACAGCCATTATCGAGATTACGGACTATCACAAACGCAAGTAACTATGACAAACAGCAAGGACACATTTACAATACCCGTAGTATCACCGCCAGGGGCAACGCTAAAGGAACTCATAGACGAGTGGGGTATGAGCCAGCAGGAGGTCGCAGCCCGATTGGGAAAGCTACCAAAAGATGTAAGCTTACTTTTTGCGGGGCGACTGAGAGTAACGCCAGACTGGGCTGAGCGTCTAGAGCTAGTCACGGGGCTGAGTCGTGGCTTTTGGTTGCGACGACAAGAGAGCTACGATGAGTATCTCAAACGTGAGGAGGCAAAACCACTTGCAAAGAGAGAGTGGGACAACTGGGCATCGCTTTTTCCGATTAGAGAGATGACCAAGCGTGGCTGGATAGCGCTCGCCTCTTCTTCCATTAGCGACAAGACGGAGGCGGTGAAGTCGTTTTTCGCCACAACGTCCGAGGAGGCGTGGTGTGATGTCTATCTACAACGACTGCAAGCAAGCTTATTCCGCAAGAGCGATAAGAGCGACCCATACGCTCTCCTAGCGTGGATTAGGCAGGGAGAGTTACAAGCTAGAGAGCTATCAACCACAAGGAGCGAAGAGTTGGGGGAGTATAGCAAGCAGGAGCTAAAGAAAGCGGTACCGGCACTCAAGCAGGCTCTAGAAACACCAGCGGACGCACCTCGTAAAGTGCAAGACATCTTATTGTCGGTCGGGGTAAGACTTGTCTTCCTCGAGAGCTTTCCAAAGGTGTCAGCAAACGGTGCTACAATCCACACAGGACGGTACCCCATCATCATCTTATCCGACAGAGGTAAGCGGTATGATATCTTCGTATTCTCGCTGATGCACGAGATTGCACACCTCCTACTACACGTAGGCAAGGATACTCCGATGCTTATTGACGACAGCGATCAGGAGCGACTGGAGATAGAAGCAGAAGCGGATAAGTGGGCTACAGATATACTAGTGCCGAGCGTGGACTTCAATACCATTTCGACACCTCCTAGTCCTGAGGAGGTAATCCGGATAGCCAAGAGCCAAGGAGTGCACCCGAGCGTAATAGTCGGACGTTTACAGCACGAGAAGCTGCTCTCCTACAAAGTGGGAGGCGCCCTATACAAAGACTTGATAGAGAAGATAGACCTACAAACGGGGACTGTCTAATAAATAGTCACACAGCAACAAGCAAGAGAGGAGTGCCACATCAACGGCACCCCTCTTTTTTTTACGCGTAGTAGTGCACGCCTGCGAGGACGCGCCACAAGGAGGTAATATTAGCGATGCAGATTTCAAAATCCTCGTATCGCGGATTATCGGAGTGCGCCATCCAGTGGGTCTGCTGCTTATCGGTGGAGGGGTGGCGGTATAGGCGCTTCACGTAGCTGGTGACCGTATCAGAGGGCGCATCGGGGTCGTGCAGGACGATAGCGAACACCTCACCGAACGGTATAGCGAACGGTTCATCGAGCTGGAAGTGCATCGGAGCGATGGCTACCGAAGCGCCGCGCAGAATGGTCGGCTCCATCGAGTCGCCCGTCACGGATATAACTTGTTGTGCTTTTATGCCCGGTATCGCCCAGTAGCTTTCCACTTGCGCATCGGGTGCGGAGAAGGTGGCGCCCACGTTACCGGCGCGGAACGGTTCCGAGTACATCGGTATCAGCTCCACGCCGCGTTGTATCAGCTCGGCAGCCGTATCGATATCGTACTGCACCGGTTGCTCCGAGGAGAGCATCTCGCCCTCGCCGGTGAGAAGCCAAGAAGATGAAATATCTTCATAAGCGCTTGAGAACCTAACGAGGAAATTGTCAGTAAGAACTTTTTCATCCCCTTTTAAGGCACTCGATACATTAGGTTGTGTAGAATTCATCGCTACTGCGACATCTTTTTGTGTACCTATAATCCCCTTAAACTTCAGGTAGTTATAGGCTTCATTCAATCGTTCAACTTTACTCATAACTCTTATCAATAGAATATTTTATTCCAAACACTTGCGTAATAAAATATTTATCTTACCTTTGCAATGCAAACGAGGTATAACACCCCGACAGTAGCAAGTTACAGCGAACAAAGTAACAGAAAAAGAAGCAGATAGCAAGCAGGAAAGGAGAAAGAAGCAATGAAGAAGTACGAACTCACGGACGAGACGAAAAAAATCAACGGGCGCACGCTGCACCGCATTGTAGCCGTGCAAGGCTTTGGTTGTGTAAGGGCTGGCGATATAGGTGGATGGATTGAATCGGAAGAGAATCTCAACCATTGGGGTAACTGCTGGGTCGGTGGTAATGCACAGGTATACGATGATGCACGAGTATTCGGGAATGCACGAGTATTCGGGAATGCACAAGTATTCGGAAATGCACAGGTATACGACAATCCCCGAGTAGGTGAAAACGCACAGGTTTGCGGAACAGCACAAATATACGGAACGGCAACAGTGTACGGATACGCGCAAGTAGGCGGAACGGCACGAGTACACGGAATCGCGGATGTGTGTGGCGACGCAATTGTAGGCAGCGACGAAGATTACATCATCTTCAAGAACTGGTGGAGCAGCGGGCGCCATTTCACCTGGACGCGAAGTAACAACAAGTGGCGCGTGGGATGCTTTTACGGCACAGGCGATCAGCTCATTCGCAAAGCATACAAGGACAGCAAGCAGTCGGGGCGAGAATACGAGCGTATCGTGCGATACGTGGAAGAGATATTGCAAGCAGATAACAAGCAAGTACAGAACAACAGATAACCAACAAACGACTATGACAGCAAGAGAAAGCAAGAAAGCAGGGGCGGTGATGATACCGCAGGAGGATTACGCGCGGTTTGCGCGAAATACGGAGATGAGCAATCTCTTCGACGAGATGAAGAAGAGGGAGCCGGAGAAGAGCAACAACACCATCTACACCTACATCGGCGCAAAGTACGAGTGCTCTATATCGAGCGTGCGCGGGGCAATCCGCCGATGCAACAATGGCGCGGTGGCAGTGGAAGCGCTCAATTAGTGAGGAGTTAGGAGTTGAAGATGATACCGTTCTATCACACGCAAAATTTCATCGAAGAAATGAAACGAGTTCTTCGAAGAAACGGAATCAGTTCATTAATGAAATAGAAACGGTTCATCAAAGAAAATTAATAAGGAGATAATATGAGACAGCAAATTGCAACATTAAAATGTAGTGGCACCTACGGAGTGACTTACAGAAGCACGCAGCCGGAGAGGCGCTCCATAGAGGGTGCCGGGGAAGGCAGTCGGAACAAAACGAGCAATGCCGTACAGAGGGTTCAATGGGGGTCAATGCCGTACAGAGGGCTCAAAGGGGTTCAACGCCGTTGTACGGCAAGCACACCCAAGAGTGCCGCGCCCGGCGCGAGCGTATCAGACGGTGCACGATGTGCCACGTTAAGAAGACGCTTCGTAAGGGTTGTGCTCCGCATAATGATCTCATTTGCGGTAAGCGCGTTTATCGGTGTGCTCTGCATCCCGCCCACCATTGGGGAAGAGGGCGGCGGCAAGTTTATGCAGGCTCTTGCGCTCTGCGCGCTGTTAGCGTATAGCGTATACGAGCTACTCGGTACATTCAGCGATGGAAAGAGAAAGGAGGACGAAGCATGAGAGGCGAAACGTGGATAACAACGCGCGAAGCGTTGAATATGCTGCAACTGAGCCGCAACAAGTTGATGAAGCTGTGTGACGAGAACGTAATCCGCTACACAAAGGTGATCGGCTCGGTATACTACTCGTTGGAGAGCATCGAAATGATGTTCGACCACTTGGCGAACAAGGCGTACTTTGACCCCAAAAACATCCTTGAGAAGCGGATGGCGGAGGAAGACCGCCTGGCGGCGGTGAACAACCCGCACCGGGTTACGCAGCGCGCCAACTTGGCACGTACGCTGCAGAAGCGCGCCGTTATCGCCTTGGCACGGCTTGCCGGCGTACTGAATCAGATTGAGGAGCTAACCCCCGAAGAACTGTACTACTTCACCAAAAAGGTGAACCGAGAGCGTATCGCAGAGGTGACCCAAGCGCGCATACCCATGGCAAACAGCAAAGCGATAAAGGTAATTCACGAGATCGAGAACGAACTCGATGCAACCCGCCTGCCGACGGGCATCACCTCGGAAAGCGAAAAGCTGCAATTCAAAGCCGTCTACGGCTTAAAGGTGCCGGGCGTACTGACCATAGAGGAGGAGCAAACGAATGCCAAACGATAAACAAACGAAACAGAAAGAAGAGAATAGTATGAAGCAGATCATATTAAAGAGCCTGACAATGGAGGGCTTCAGAGGAGAACAGATGCGCACAACGGAGTTTAACGAAGGGGAAACGCTCATAACGGGTGCCAACGGAACCGGTAAGAGCCGGCACTTCGATGCCTTCGTTTGGTTGCTGTTCGGCAAGGATACGGAGGGGCGCAAGGACTATAACGTAAAGACGATGGTAAACGGCGAGCCGATAGCACGTGCCAAGTGTACCGTATCGGGCATATTGGAGGTGGACGGCGAAGCGGTAGAGCTGACGCGCATCTTTGGAGAAGAGTGGGTTAAACCCAGAGGAAGTGATGCGGAAGTGTTCAAGGGCAACAAAACCGAATGCTATTGGAACGGAGCACCCGTAAGCGTAAGCGAGTATCAGGAGCGTGTAGAGGCTCTTTTGGGCGAAACGCTCTTTAAACTACTGACCAATCCGCTCTACTTCTTCTCTCTGCCGTGGAAAGAGCAACGTGAACAGCTCACCGCCCTTGTACCGGAACTATCGAACGAGGAGATAGCCGAACGCGATGAGACGCTCAAGGCATTCATTGAAACGCTCTCAAAGAAACCGCTTGCGGACTTTAAGAGGGAACTATCGGCACGCAAGCGCAAACTCCGCAACGACTTAGCGGAAATAAGTCCGCGCATAGACCAAACGCGCGTGATGATGCCCGAAGCGCGCGATTGGGATGCATTGGAAGCGGAAGCCGACCGCATTGACGGCAAGCTCGGCACGTTGGATGAGCTGCTCGCCAAGGCGCACGACCGCATACAGGTACGTCGCAACGCCGTCAAGGCACAAACGGATCGCCTTGAAGCGCTCCTGGAGCGTAGCGATGATATGCTCCTTTCCGCCCGTACGGAAGCGCGCCGGAAAGCCTCCGAAGCGAACCGAGCACGAGAAGAGGAGGAAGAGAGCATCGCCCAAACAAAGCGTACGTGCGACCGACACCGCGAAGCGGCACGACGGATGCTCTTGGAAAAAGAGGAGCATAACGCCCGGGCAGCAGCCCTCGGCAAAGAGGCGGACACGCTCCGCAACAAGTGGTACGCAACAAACGAACGCATCTATAACGGCGAAACAACCTGCCCACAATGCGGGCAACCTCTACCCAAAGAAACAATTGCCGAGGCGGAAGCCCTCTTCCTCAAGCATAAGAAGGAAGAGCTGGACACCATCACCGCCACCGGGAAGAAGCTACGCGAACGCATAAGTACAGAAGAAGCCGAAGCGGCACGCCTCAGAAGCGAGGCAGATGCCGAAACAGAAAAAGCAAACAAACTGAAAGAGCAAATAGCGGAAGCGGAAGAACGCCTTGCCCAAATGCCGGAAGCGGTCAACCCGAAAACAGATCCGGAAGAGCTCTTTAGCGCAGAGCAACTTGCCGATTGGCACAAGCTGAAAGAGGAAATCGAAAAAGCAAGAGAGGCCATGAAGCAAAAGGACGAAACGGTTACCACCGATAGCAGCGATGCGTACCCAAAGGAACGTATGGATCTCATCGCCGAGCGCGACCGCGTACGCGAACAGCTGGCAGACCGCAAACGCATTGAAGAGGGAGAGAGACAAATAAAGACACTTGAGGATAGCGGACGCGACATCAGCCAACGCCTTGCAGAAGCCGAACGCGACGAGATGACTATGCGCCACTTCCAACAACTTAAAACAGAGGCCTGCGCCACGCGCATCAACGCCCTCTTTGATACGCTCTCGTTTAAACTATTTACCTATACGCAGGAAGACAAAGAGAAAGACAACCCCATTGAAACGTGCGAACCACTTGTGCGCGGGGTGCCCTTTGGAGTAGCCAACACGGCAGCGCGTACACAAGCCGGTATGGAACTGATACGCGTGCTTTCCAAACACTATAATATTTGCGCGCCGATCTTTGTCGATAACCGCGAAAGCATTAACCGGATTCCCGAGAGTGACGCTCAAATCATCAGCCTAAAAGTAACAGAAGAGAAAGAACTAACAATTAAGTAAGAGAACCATTATGAGCAGTAACCTACAGTTATTCAACAAGACCCTTTCGAACCCCAAAACGCAGGACTATTTACAGCAAGTATTAGCCGAAAAGAAGAGCGCGTTTGTAAACAACATTACGGCACTCGTGGCGAACGATGTCAAATTACAGACGTGCGAGCCTATCAGTTTAATGTACGCAGGTATTAAGGCGACAGCATTGGACTTGCCGTTAGACGCTAACCTCGGATTTGCGTACGTGATCCCCTATAACAACCGCAAAGCAGGTAAGACGGAAGCGCAGTTCCAAATGGGCTACAAGGGCTTTATTCAGTTAGCCATTCGGAGCGGGCAATTTAAGACGCTAAATGTAACCGATGTAAAGGAGGGCGAACTGAAAGAAGTAAACCTACTCACAGGCGAAATAGCCTTTGAATCGAGACCGAATAGAGCCGAGCTTAAAACGATCGGTTATGTAGCGTATTTCCGTCTGACAAACGGCTTTGAAAAAACGCTGTATATGGACGCCAAAGAGATGGAAAAGCACGCTAAGACCTACTCACAAACCTATTCCAGCAAGAACGACTATGTGCGTAAGGCGAGTAAGTGGACAACCGACTTTGACGCAATGGCAAAGAAGACCGTAATCAAACTACTATTAAGCCGTTACGCTCCGTTAAGCGTTGAAATGCAAAGTGCCATTACCAGCGACCAATCGGTGATGGACGACAAAGGCACGCACTACATAGACCATACGACCGCGGAAGAAGCTGTTGCGGAGGAGATAGCCGACAACGCTAATCAAGAAGAGATTGATGCCCCAGAAGCGCCGGAACAAGCGCAGAGCGAAGAGGCTACCGATGAACCCGGATTCTAATTCGTTATGAAGCTTAAGGTACTCGGCAGCTCCTCCAAAGGAAACGGCTATATATTGGACAACGGTAAGGAAGCCCTCCTGATTGAGGGGGGCATTCCCTACCGAATGGTTCTCCGTGCTTTGGAATACGACCGCGCACGCATCCGCGCTCTCGTGCTTTCGCACGAACACGGCGACCATGCCGCACACATTAGCGAATACTTGCGCGAGAGAATACCCTGCTTTATGTCTCGCGGAACAGCTCGAGCACTCAATATAGAAGAGCATCCCCTCGTTCACATCCTTTCCGAAGGCGAAAGCAAACGAACAGGGGGCTTCGCGCTCAAACCCTTTCGCATTGAGCACGACGCACAAGAGCCGTTCGGCTTTCTCATTAACCATCCCGAAAGCGGTAAAATATTGTTCGCTACCGACACCTATTATATAAGGTATCGCTTCCGCGGACTGAGCCAAGTGATGCTGGAATGCAATTACGAGCTCGGAACCCTTATCAATAACCACAAGCACGGAATCATCGGACGCGAACGTTACGAACGTACCCTCGCTAGCCATATGAGCCTCGGCACCTGCCTTGCCACGCTCCGCGCAAACGACCTCCGCGCCGTTAATAATATCGTTCTGCTCCACTTATCGGAGCTAAATGCGGACCCGGAAGCCTTCCGCCGTTCCGTAGCAGACGCAACCCTCAAAACGGTTGCCGTTGCCAACAAAGACCTTGTACTGGACTTTGACAAGGAACCCTTTTAAGAGTTAGGAGTGAGAAGTTATTGTTTGTTTGCTCGTGAATGAAAGTTTTTTTGTCCGTGATCGAAATTACGTTTGATCGTGAGCCAATTTTAGTAGGAGTTAATATGAAGCAGAAGAAGGAACAGAAGCAAGATTGCTTTACACGCATTGTATCGCGTATGACTAATACGGAGTGCGTGAAAGAGTACGCGTTCCACCCAACGCGCAAGTGGCGCTTTGATTACGCCATACCCAAGTACAAAATAGCTATTGAGGTAGAGGGCGGAGTTTGGATTAGCGGACGGCACATACACCCGAAAGGATTTCTCGGAGATATGGACAAATATAACGAAGCTACGCGCCTCGGATGGCGTCTAATCCGTTGCACGCCCGCCACACAATACAGCACCGCTACGCTTGCGCTCATTAAAGAAACCATTCAAACAACCAAAGAAACAACCCTGAACGTATGAGTAACGCATGCTTCTCCCACAACGCATCCGCATCTCGCGATCCCAAGATGCTTAAGCTCCGTATGAAGCTCGGTGTAGAAGGTATCGGCATCTATTGGATGCTGATCGAACGACTAATGGAAGCCAAGGACTTCACGGACGAAGCCGACTACAACGCACTGGCATTCCTCATTGGCACCGAACCCGAAAAAGTGCAGAGCGTAATCGAAGACTTTGGTCTCTTTGTTATGAAAGAGGGGGGATTCTCAACTCCAATCCTTTTGCATCGTGCGGATAACAAAGACGCACAACGCATCGATATGAGAAAAAAGCGTAAGCGCGCCGGTATTATTAGTGCACTCCTCCGTGACGGAAAAGCTACGCGAGAAGAACTTGCCGCGCTTTCAGATAAGGAATTGTCCGAACTGAATAACGAGCTGCGCACATTAGACAAAGAAGCCGACGAAGAGAACAAAGAAGAAGACGAAGCCGACAAAAGCACTCAAGGGAAATGTGTTAACACCGAGGAGCATGTGTTAACACCCGAGGAACACGTGTTAACACCAAAGGAGCACGTGTTAACACCAAAGGAGCACGTGTTAACACCAAAGGAACACGTGTTAACACCAAAGGAGCACGTGTTAACACCAAAGGAACACGTGTTAACACCAAAGGAACACGTGTTAACACCAAAGGAACACGTGTTAACACCAAAGGAACACGTGTTAACACCAAAGGAACACGTGTTAACACCAAGGGAGCACGTGTTAACACCCGAGGAGCACGTGTTAACACCAAGGGAACACGTGTTAACACCAAGGGAACACGTGTTAACACCCGAGGGAGTAAAAGAAATAGAAAAGAAAGATGAAGAAAAAGAAAGAACCAAAGAAAAAGAAGTAGAAAGAAAAGACAAAGAAAAATCCCCCCCCTTTTCGCGCGTGCGCGCGATGGAAGGAAGTTTTTCTTCGAGTTGTTTAATCAGCGATAAAGGAAGTGCAAACGAAAATGCAAACAAAAACGCAAGCGCCATCGGCGCCGAACTGCAAAATGCGGTTGCCAGCTGGAACGAACTTTGTCCGCGGCTTCCGCCGGTATCGTACTTGAGCGAGAAGCGCGCAACTGCTTTGCGTGCACTCCTCGGCAACTTGGGCGCATCACCGCCTGAGCAGATAACGCTGTTTCGCGCGCTGTTGCGCCGTGCCAATGCGAGTAACTTCCTCTCCGGCGAGAATAAACGCGGATGGAAAGCCTCCCTTGATTGGTTTTTAAACGACGACAACGTGCTGCGCCTAATGGAGGGGCAGTTCGATAATCCCGAGCCACGCCCCCAAACGCGCGACAAGCCACCGGAGCGCAACAAGCATATCCGTTCCGACCGAAACGTAAACGACGAATGGACGTAACGCGTCGCTCAAGACGCACAAAAGACGGAACTAACAGACAAACCAAAAGAAACAAATGAACAGAATAGACCTTAATGCCATCGCAAGGGAGGTAAAAGCGCGCGGTTACTTCCCCTCTTTCGAGCGGTACCGGTACGCATTTGCACCGGAAGATGTGCAACGCGTGCTGCTTGCTATCGGGCAATCGCGTACACCGCGATTCGTCCTCGACGAGGATAACCGCTTCACCTACGGACAGTTCGCACGCTTCCTACACGGCGACCGGAGCTTTTGCGCCCTTGACCCCTACACCGGAAAGACTAAGCCGGGCAATCTGTGTAGAGGAATCTTCCTTGCCGGGAGCACCGGAACGGGCAAGTCCTGGTGCCTCGAGATTATGAACGCCTACGCATCCTTATGCGGGTTCCGCATCCGTTTCTCCAACGAGCGAGACCCAAAGCCCTTCACCATCGCCCTCGTACGAGCAGACGAAATTACCGCCGAGTTCGCTCGCTCAGGGAGCATTGAGCGGTTCCGCAACATGCGCGTCCTCGGCATTCAAGACCTCGGACAGGAGCCTGAGGAAACCCTCTACATGGGCAACCGACTCAACGTATTGGCGCAACTTATCGAATTCCGCGGCGACCGCTCCGACTACCTTACCTTCTTCACGAGCAACCTGCGCCTTAACGGCGAAAAAATGCAGGCGCGCTACGGAGACCGCGTTGTCAGCCGCCTATCGGAAATGTGCAACTACCTCGAAATACGCGGCAAAGACCGCCGTACAACCCTATAACCAACGCAACACCGTATGAATTCAAAATCACTCAGAGAGGAATTTAACTGGCTTTGGAACTACCACAACAACATTACCGCCCAAACGTTTTTCGAAGAACAAGCGCGCCTACTCGAGGAAATGCGCTCCTCCAACCGGTGCGTGTGCGGCAAATCAATTCGCTTCAATCACGAACGACATATGGATGGCTGCTACCGGTGCGACAGCGAAATCAAACGCCGCACCGTAGCGCGCCTTAGCAAGCTGGTAGCCTCCCCACAAGAGCGCGAACAGTACCGAAGGCATCGGCAAAACATCCACGACGTAACCGACCTCCCCGGCGCAACAGCGCCCTATTAAGCACGAAGCCCCCCCTCTCCTTTGGCTCGGCATAAGCTCTCCCATTTGTATATCTTTGCCGTACAAGGGCTTTGCCTGCCGAAAGAACACCCCTAATCGGGGGGATCGGGGGCAAGAAGAAAAACAAACCGATACTGACGAACAAAACAGAGAAATGACCCTAAGAGAACAACGATACAGGAAAGCGTGCGAAGTAATCCGCGCAAGCCTCACTCGAGGCGAAACCTACACGATGGCCTACACGCGTGCCGGCATAGGCGAAACAACCTTTTACCGCTGGCGGGATGAGCGCGAGGAGTTCCGCCAAATGCTCCGTGAAGCGGAAGAGAATTACATCAGCGAAAAGGTGAACACCCTGCAACAGAGCCTCTACAAACGCGCCACCGGATACGAATACACGGAAGTACGCACCGAGTATGGGATGGATGACGACGGGCAACCCATCATCCTGCGCCAAGTAAAAACAGATCGGCAAACCGCCCCCGACACCGGCGCTCTCGTCTTTGCCCTCTGCAACTTAGCCCCCGAGAAGTGGCAAAACAAGCAACGCACCGAGCTGACCACGGACGATACGCAGAGCGGCATACGCGTGGAAGTGGTCACCGCAGGGAATGCACCAACAAAAGCGAATGCACCGATTGAAGCGGTGAAAGGAACGGAACAAACGGAGGATTTGATCACCAAGAAATAAAAAAATCTTCATCAAGAAAAAATAAATTCTTCGCCAAGAAATGCCCGCTAACATCCGTCTAACCATCGCACACAAGCACGATTTGAGATCGAAAGATCCGAGGAAACAAGTCTACTTTCTCGAAGCGTACAAGCGTGACCGCCTCACCACGGACGCACTTTGCTATCTCATCGAGAAGATGACCTCGCTTTCCACCGGCGATGTGCTGAACGTGCTTGCCACTTTCACGCAACTGATTGGCTCCGCCCTGGCAGACGGACAGATTGTGGAGCTGGACGACTTCGGCACGTTCAAGACCAACTTCAAGAGCCGAGGAAAGGACGCCCCTGAGAAGCTCACTACCGCAGACATATGCGCAGAGGGCGTTTCGTTCCTCCCGAAGCCTAAACTGAAGAGGTACCTCAAACAGCTTTCGTTCCGCATCGATCGTAAATGAAGCGCATACAGACCACGCAGATCTACCAACGCATCAGCGAGGCAATTGAGGAGGGGTACACAGCCGTATCCCTCCAAGGGGGCGCACGTAGCGGTAAAACCTACAACGTGATGATTTGGCTTGTGCTCTATGCGCTTGCTGTGCCCCGATTACGCATCAGCGTAGTGCGCGCTACTCTCCCCTCCCTCAAACGCTCCGTTCTGGAAGACTTTAAAGCCATCATGACCGATATAGGCATCTTTGAGGAGCGCGCCTTTAACCGAACAGACCTCTTTTACCTATTCCCCACCCGAAGCCGCATTGAGTTCTTTGCCGTCAACGATGAACAACGCCTCCGCGGTAGTAAGCGCGACATACTCTTCATCAATGAAGCCAACGAGCTGACCGAAATACAATTCCGTCAGCTCAAAATGCGTACTACGCGCTTTACCATCGTGGACTATAACCCATCCTTCACGCCCGACCACTGGATCGCACGCGACCTAAACCGCGACCCGCGTACGATGCACTTCGTATCCACCTATCGCGACAACCCCTTCCTCGAACCGGCCGTTGTTGCCGAATTAGAAAGCCTAAAAAACAAAAACCGCTCCCTGTGGCAAGTGTACGGATTGGGCGAAATGGCGCAAGTGGAGGGGCTCATCTTTACCAACTACTCCGTAATTGAAGCCTTCCCGCCTGATGCCGAAAAGCACGCAAGGCTCGGCATCGACTTCGGCTTCACCAACGACCCAACCGCCATCGTTCGGGTATCCTTTGACGGTGAAAGCCTCTTCCTCGATGAAGTGTGCTACCGAACCCGAATGTTGCAGAGCGAAATCATCGATACGCTCAAGCTGCACCGCGACCGAAGGGTAATAAGCGAAAGTGCCGATCCGCGTCTCATCGAGGAGATTCACCACGCCGGTATCAATATCCACCCCGTCCGCAAGTACTCGGGGAGCGTCCAAGCCGGTATCGCGTGGATGCAACAGCACCCCCTCCTCATAACCGCACAAAGCGTGAACCTACTCAAGGAACGTGCTAACTACACTTGGGCACAGGACAAAGAGGGCAACTTTATCAATACACCCATTGATGCCTACAACCACGCCTTCGATGCCACGCGCTACGTCTGTATGACCGAATGGATGGCAGGCAACAAGAAACCGATTAACCTCTCCAAGCTTTCCCAAATCGTATGAACCAAACCGAATTACAAAAGGAGCGTGCCACCATCAATTCCCAAGCGTGTCAAAAGGCAGCACGCATCATCTGCCGTGCGACAGGCAGACCCATCGCACACTACTCCGGGAAGAGCCGCAACCAAGAGCTCGTTGCTTTCCGGTGTCTCTTCGTCTACATCGCCGTGGAGTGTGGTGCCTCTTTCGTAGCAGCGGGTAAAGCCATCGGACGCAGCCACGCTACCGCCATCTACAACTACTCCGTCTACTGCAACCAATCCGCCTCTTGGCAACCTCTACGCATCCTACGCGATAAAGTGCAAGCGCTGCAAGAATCCCAACCTGATTAACCGCGAACCTATTAGAGAATCCGATGAACATCAAAGAAATCCTTTCCCTCGCGCCCTCCGACGCCGTACAACAACTCACACCCAAACATGCCGTCCCAAAGCCTTGGAGTGACCTCGTAAAAGAGTACGACCCCACTCGGCATGAAGTTAACAACAAAGCCATTTACCCGGACAAAGTGCTCCCCGACGGCTCCTTGGAACGCGTTACGCGCATCACGCTCGGCTTCCAACGCTTAGCCGTTAAACGTATGGCAGAGCTCGTCTGTGGTATCCCCATAAAACGCAACTACGCACCGCACGACAAAAAGCAAGAGGAAGCAGCTGCCATCCTCGAAGCCGTCTACACACGCAACCGAATAGATAGCCTCAACACAGACCGCTTCAACGCACTCTTTGCAGGGTGCGAAATACTCTCCCTTTGGTACGCTACAGAAGAACAAAACGACCTCTACGGGTTCACGTCACCACTCAAACTGCGCGTCCGTACCTTTTCCCCAATGAAAGGAGATGAGCTCTACCCGCTCTTCGACCCCTTTGGCGACCTTATCGCCCTCAGCATCGGCACACGCCGTAAGGAAAACAACAAGGAGGTGCGCTACTTAGATACCTACACAAGCGACCGACACATCGCCTACCGCGAGGGAGACGGCGGATGGACAATAGCCACGGAAGAGACAATTACCATCGGCAAAATACCCGGTGTGTACTGTATGCGACCCACCCCAATCTGGGAAGATACCTCAAGCCTTGTCTCTGAAATGGAGTGGTCACTCAGTCGCAACGGCAACTACCTTCGCAAAAACTCTAAGCCGATCTTCGCAGTCTTCGCCGACGAACAAATCTATTTCGGAGATGAAGAGGACGGCGCAAAAGAAGCACGCGCCGTAGTACAATACCCAAAGGGAAGCACCGCAGGCTACCTCACGTGGAACCAAGCGATCGACAGCCTAAAGTTCTACATCGCCGAACTACGGCAGTCCTTCTTCACGCAACTGCAGTTGCCCGACTGGAGCTACGAATCGATGAAAGCAACCCCGATGAGCGGAGAAAGCCGCAAGCAGCTCTTTATTGATTGCCACCTCAAAGTAAAGGACGAAAGCGGACGCATTGCCGAGTTCCTCGACCGCGAAACAAACGTCATTAAAGCGTTCCTCAAACTCATCCGCCCCGACCTTGCCGAAGCGTTTGACTCGCTTGAATGCGAAAGCGAAATAACTCCGTTCTCGCTCACTGAAGAGGGCGATACCATCCGAAACCTCGTTGCCGCAAGCGGGGGCGAAGCTCTTATCTCGCAGCGCGAAGCCGTACGGCTGCTCGGTTGGAGCAGTGACCCGGAAGAAACTATCCGACAAATCAACCAACAAAAGCAAGCCGACCTCTTTCATCCTGAGCCTAACCTATGAACAAAAAAAAAC